CACTGACCGATCATTACTACTAATTTTCCCTTTACGGACATCACTCTTTTTTCCGGTTCGAGATCGAAACTTTGCAAGCCTGATTGACATAGGGACATCTTCCATGAACTCATCAACAACTTCTTCTGTAAGTTCCATGGGCCCTCCGTCTCTCACGTTTGTAATCTTCTCTCTCAAACCTAATTTTATATTATTTCTATAAACGATACATACCGACACAAACTCCAGAGAAAGCGGACAGAAACCCGCTGACATCTTCACATTTCTAATATTGACTAAAACTTGCCAGACGTTTTTCATCGCGTCTTGGGTGGTTATAGCATAATTGGGAACGACCTTGAACTGAAATCTTTTCTTTGCAGCTGCTGTGTAGTAAGATCCGAGAGTGGCCTCGTCGGCTCTTTCCATCCTTTTGTCCACCAGACACACGCTCACACCTCCTCTGCAATTGTCAGGCAAGTTCCACTCGCCCGTGACGACCAGACCGGCTAAACAGACGTATCCACTATCAATAAGCTTAACTCCTTTAAGAAGGTTTACCTCTGACAATGATTCATTCTCATGAACCATTATTTTATCAACTTTGGAACACATGACACTCTTTACAGGGGTAAACATCGACGGTAAGATCTTCTCCATTTTTGTCAGGTCGATAAACTCATTGATATTCACTTTCCCTTTAACAACTAGAGCCATCTATAAACAAACTTCTAAAAAGAACTTTATCAGACAAATACTTCACCAGACTTTTATAAACAAACGAACCTGGAGGGGCGGTCTTATGAACCTCCCATACAGCGTCGTCCAACTGTGTGTAATACGCACAATTGTTCAACGAAACAGCAACATCACAAAGAGACCTTCTGAACTCCTCCAAATGTTCCCAATCCTTGATGTGTTTAGCACCAAGTTTCGAGATCAACTTTAGGGGATCGTAATACACAATGCATCCTCTATCGTGATGTATCACATACCTTCCGCAAAAATATCCATACTGTTTTTTAAACAGTTTTGCCTCGAAATTCCACATAAGATTTGCGGAATGTTGCACATCCGGAAACTCACAACCCTTTGGGAAGTACAGCAGACTATCGTCACCACAAAAGGCTCCTTTGATTATTTTCTCCATCGGAAGCATCGAAGCCAAACATGCAGCAATGATCACAGTGTTTCCAATGAACGTAGTGACGTCCCCGCTCTTTCTTTGATACCAGATGCAAGTCTTGATACCTGCAGTATAATCCTTGAGGGTGGTCTTTCTATGCCCTTGCTTCCAAACTTCTCCCAAGAAGTCTTCGAAACCCAGTCTCCGCCAGATCTCGTATTCTACTGCACAGTGGAACTCATTCTGAGATTTGTCGTATTTTGATATATCCAGCTCCAAGACATCCATCGGCACATGACTGTCGAGATCTCCGAAAAAATCCTCAATCTGCGCCGGTGTCTTTCTTGTGAAAAACAAAAATCTGCTCGAATCAACACTGTCCAGTAATTGTCTAGTAAGCTCACTAAACAACGGGCCAAATATTGCATTGATCTTTTTTGAATGGTACACAATCGTCTGCAAAGCTGGGTACTCCGTTTGAATCGAAGTGTCCAATTTTTGCTTAGGTTGTGCTTTGATCATGTGTCTGTACTGATCAACCGCCGGCAAATCCACGAAATCAAAATCTGCGAGCTGGCCTATTGTTACCTGTTCCTGCTTTTCTAACCATCTATTGAGAGACTCTCTACTAAACAAAGAAACATTTTTATTTGGTTTTCTTTTTTCTTTAAGCAAATAACTATCGAAAAACTTATCTACAACTATAGATGCAGTATTTTCAATATCAATGATGCCAGACAACTCGGGTGCGTTAAAGTTCCTTTTAATCATCGCCACTAAATTTTCCAATAGTCCAGTCTGGCGTGGCATTTCTGCCGCCGTTCGTACCATAGGTATTAGTGGCTTGATCTGATCCTTAGGCGCAGCAACAGACTTAGACATATCCAATATGCAATCTTTGACATTCAACGAGATGTCAGTCAACCTCATGGTAACAGCATCAAAATTATTCATCATGGTGCTGTTACCTGGGAGACACTTATCATAGTAAAATTGCATATCAGAAATGTCACCAGTCTTTGGCGCTGCCACAAAAAGATTGGAACCTTTGAACACCGAGTCAATCTGTAATTGCTATTGTGTTCCTGCATCGACCTTATACATATCTAACAAGTACGAGCTAAGTTTCTCTAGATCTCTAATAATACTGACTAAAGGATCCATAACAACAGTGTAGTACTTGAGCGAACAGGTGTGCCTCGACAATGCAACCAAAACATGTGGGCTGTCTCCTGCAATGATGGAAACTGGTGTAGGGGTTAACCTGACTAGTGAAACATCAGAGTACGTCTCGCCTTGCACTTCATGCACAGTGTGAACATCTGAATACCCTCTCGAAAGCAGAGCTTCTTTATCCGATTGGGTAAAAGTTAAGATCTTACCATGCAAAGGTTTTGAGATCGGATTGATCATGGCGGCTCCGCCAACCATTTCCTGCGAGACGGACTTTTTAACCGAAGAAGTACTCATGACAAAGCCCTCATATCTTCTGTTCAGATAGTGTGTGACATCGGCTGGACAACGGAGAGTGGTTCTGCGCGTCTCAACTTCGTCAACTTCCAATTTGGCAAAATGGGCGGGGTATGGGAATCCTGAAACTCTGTTGATGTATGGAATCTGCTGTGTGTCTCCGTAAACATATGCAATTTCGCACAATGACATCGCCACAAGGAAATTAACACAACCAGTATGCAACATCAACCCTTCATCAATGAATAGCCTCTTGAACTGACAGCGTGTGCTTTTCCCAAAATTCATCATGAAAGAATCAACGGTTTTAACGTTGTCCTTCGTGGCCACAATAATCCCAGAGGAATTTGCACGTCTCCTGATCATTTCCGCGGCTTGCTTCCCAGGTACTAGAATTAAATCCTCATCAAAGTTAACCCTGGAAAGAATTTCTTTGGTTTTTCCACAGCCTGGAACTCCGTCCACAAGAACAACCTTTGCGCTGCTGACATGCGGTTCTCCGTCTCGAAGCAGTCTGCGCAGAGTTCTGAGTTTAGCCATGTCAGAGTAAACAACAGACTCAGAGCTGACAGCTACTCTTCTCCAATCATCGCATGTTACCACGCCTTGCTCATCATATTCCAAAAGCGCCACATGATACTTCCTCGCGTGGGTTTCAACAACACCCCATGCATGATTCTTGGCCGTTGGCTTGACTAACCACTTTCTAGATGCAACATCCAAGACTCCAAATTTTTGACGGGTTTCAAGGTCAATAGCAGCTGTATCTTTGAGGATCTTGACGAGATTCGACACCGCAGCAGATAGTGATGCTACCAGGCTATCGATAAAGTTTTTCATTTGCTGAACTTTAATCGGACCCGTGTACACAATCGAGCTCATCCGCTTACGAATTAACGAATCTGCCGTTGCCATATGAAACTGCTCTAAAGACTCAATCTCCTCGTTCCTAGAATAGGACGACTCCGGAT